CAGCCGTACTGTGTGACGACATGCAGTGCCGGCTGCCCCTGATAGCTGTACCTGCGCAGTGCGCCGGGGACATATCGGCTGTCAGGATCATCATCCAGCACACCGCCGCCGTCAAAGGCCGCGCGAAGCACCGCCTGCCGGTGCGGTGCTTTCGGATCGTCATTGGGAAACGACACGCCGACAACTTTAACAGCAAAAGCAAAACCGAAGCGCTCATCCGGATCGAGGATCTCGTCCTCACGCAGCGGCGCATCGGATTTCTGACTGCCGTCCGAGGCGGCTGCGGCTGCTATGATGATGCCCAAAAGCGCGAGCAGTCCGACCAGCCAAAAAGCCGTTTTTGACATCATGACACCCACGACGATGATGACCACCGCCGCAAGACCGCCGAAAATAAGCAAAGCTTTTTTGCTGTCGTTCATATATTTCTCCTTTTTATAAATCGTCAGTGTTTCCGCCGTCCGCGAGAACCTGAGCGATTTTTTCGATTGCCGCTATCCTGTCCGATGACATTTTTAACTTTGTTGTTTTCCCATCTCTGTGAAAAACAATCATATCATCAACGGTGACATCCGCTGTCTGTCCGTCCGTCTCGCGCGGCGGCGTTACTATATCCGTCTCTCCGCGCAGATACTCGGGCGTGGTACCCAGATCGGCCGCGATTGTTTGTAGGTATTCTTCGGGCATTGTTAAACCCTTGTTTTTCACTTCGTTTAAGTAATTTCCTGCTCTGCCGATAAGTTTGCAGATATAAACAAGAGTTTTCCCTTGTTGTTTTGTCAAATTTATTATTCGTGTCGTGTCCATTTTTTGCCTCCAAAATATATTATAGGAATCGCTATAAAAACGCTTGCATTATATGGAATCCTATAGTATAATAACGATGTCAGATTTTGACAGGCAAAACGCCCGACAAAATTTATACGGTGTGGCAACCTTATTATACCAGTCCGGCGCGATAATGTCAAGAATTGACAATATAAAAATAAAGGGAAAAGGAGAAAAAATGACAGGAACTGAGATAAAAATGAAACTCGTCGAGCAGACGCTGTCCACGGCATGGCTGCGCCGTCGGCTGGAGGATGCCGGTGAGCCCGTGCCGCATACGGTACTGTGCAACATCCTGCGCGGCAGTCGGACAGGTCCGCAGCCGGACCGTGTACTTGCAAAAAGTGAGCAAATCCTTAATGATTACATTTCGAAAATCGGAGGTGACACGCAGTGACAGCGGCATCACAGCTCGACGTCATAAAAAATGACGATCGAATATTTGTTACGGTGGCGGACATTGCGCCGATCCTTAAGGCCGATCCGCTCTACCTGCGCGAGACGGCGCGGCAAGCGCCGGAGGCGCTGGGCTTTCCGGTCTGCGTTGTCGGCAGACGCGTAAAAATCCCGCGCGTGCCTTTCTTGCGTTTTTGCGGGGTTGACGACTAAAAAAATGTGCCCTGCGCCGTGTTTATTACACACGTTCAGATGTTCGGGACCTCCTCCTTATCCGTGCCGCCATGCGTGGCGGTACGGCGCAGGGCATACCCACAAATAAATAAAAACAAGAGGTAAAACATGAAAAAAATTACATCGATTCCGTGCTGTGCATGCTGCACAGACAAATGCACTCAGCATCCTATACGGGTGCTGATCGTGGAGCCGCACCTCCGTCCGTACGGTGCGACCATCTGCCCGAGCCTACGGTCTATGCAGGACATCGTCGGAGGCTGCATCCAGGTGGCGCATGATGGGCTTTGGCGGGACGGAGCAGTGATAGTATGCAACGAAGAGGGCAAGCTTGCCGGATTGCCTGAAAATCGCGCTTTGCGCGACAGCGAAGCCAAGGTGCAAGATATCGTACACGGTACGTTTATGGTCGTCGGCACTGCCGGCGAGGATTTTACAAGCTTGACCCCGCAGCAGTTCGCATGCTGGACCTACAGATTTTTGTATTGCGAGCAGATGATATATTTTGACAATGAAATCGTCGCGGTACCTATCGCCGACGGGAGCGCGGAAGCAGAGGATGAAAAGGATGAAAAGTATGAGTAAATGCAATATATATGCCCGCATAGCGACGCGGACGCTGGTTGATGCAGCGCGATACTGCTACTCAGCCGGAGGCGGATCCTGCGAGGGCTGTCCGCTTTGCGACATTTTTCCGGGCTGCATCGAGCACGATCTTGCGATCGAGCTTGCTGACCGCATTGAAGCCCTTTTGAGGTGCGACAAAAAAAGCGCAGACCCGGAGCCTGGAGCCTGAAAATGAAAATGTTTGAAATTTTTTTGGGGTCCATTGGGTTTTTATTCGTTTTTTATCAGACTGTGGACTTTATCGTTTGCGACTCTACGGGCGACGAGCCTGAGCAGTGGGAATGTTGGGCGCTTACGATAAGCCTTTTCATTCTTATCATCTGTGCAGTAGTATTAATCATCAGGTAATATAAGGAGGCACAAAATGAATTATTTTGGACTATTTTTTAGCTTTTTTCTGCCCGGCCTCATCATCGGGATGTGGCTCGGCATGGGCGTGAAAGAAACACGGAGGAAGACAAAATGAAAAGTGAATGGAGGGTTTCATGCAACTACATTTGCGGAGGTCTCGTTTACAACGTATACAGGCTGCGGGATCTCGATGAAATTGACCACAGCGGCAACCGTGAGTACGTTGATGACAGGATAATGCGTGCGATCGAGCGCATGATGCAGCGCAAGCTTGACACTGCAACCCCGATAGACATGGTGGCCGCAGCCGACCTGCTGAACGTTGTCAACGAGGTTTTGAAATGAGTAAAATTTCCGGAGAAGCGCGTTCAAAAACAAAAAGTCGAACCACACTCTGCTGGAACTGCCAGCGGGCAGCCGGACCTGTCGCGCAGCGGTGCGAGTGGAGCCGAAGCTTCCGACCGGTTCCGGGGTGGATCGCGCTCCCCTCGCCAGTGACTGTGGGTACCGGCGGCGGAAAGCACACGGAAATGGGCTACCACGTGATACGCTGCCCGCAGTTTGTGCCGGATGAGCGCATCAAGCGGTGCCCGCAGGCGCAGAGGCATGGCTGCATCGAGGGTGCAACACGACTTTGTGATTCATGCAGATACTATACAACGAACAAAAGCAATTATTAATTTGCTATCGCTGCCGCATGGCGGCAGATAGATTCCCGGTGCGGCAGGTGTTGGCGCACAAAAAAAGACGAAAGGATAACCTTACGGTCATCGCCGCATCGGGACTACATAAGGCAAAAGGAGGACATTATGGCATCAAAAGTGCGGGCTGCATCGTCAGTCATCAGGGACAGCAACTATGTGGTCATCCAGGGGTGGATGCTCACGCGGCTGGGGCTTAAAGGCAATGAGTTGCTGATATATGCCGTGATATACGGATTCACACAAAACGGAGAAATAGAATTTGTCGGAAGTATGAAATATTTGGCGGACTGGACTAACTCAACGGTTGAATCCGTGCGAAAGTGTATAAAATCACTCATTGATAAAGGATATATCGTAAAAACATTGGACGGCAGCGGGGTGAACGCTTACAAAGCCGTCCTTTCGGCAATTTATCCACATGTGGATAAAAATGTGGATAACTCGAACAACAGTGCCGAAAGACCTATACAACAAAGTTGTATGCCTATCCAACAAAGTTGCATCGACCATACAACAAAGTTGCATGACCCATGCAACAAAGTTGCATCGACCATACAACAAAGTTGCATCAATAATTATATTAATAACATAGATAATAAAGATACACATACACCGCCATGCGGCGGAGAGAGTGCGGATGACGCCTTCGAACGTCTTTGGGCGCTGTATCCGCAGGCGCGGAGACAGGGCAAGCAGACCGCAAAGCGGGCTTACATGGCGGCACTTAAGCGCGGCGTGCCGGCGGAGCGCATCGAGGCGGGACTGCGCCGGTATGCAGACTATGTCACGCAGGCGCAAGTCGAAGACCGCTACGTCATGCAGGCTGCGACCTTTTTCCGCGGCGCACGGTGGGACGATGAGTACAGCACCACAGCGCCGAGGCAGCAGTCACAACGGGCGCAGCGAGCAAATCCCGCGTTAAATTACAGACAGCGCACATACACGGCTGACCAGCTGCGTGCTATGGGCGTGGATCTCGGTGATGACATGTACGATGACTGATGGGGGAGGGATGACGATGACGGCAAAAGATTATCTTAGGCGCATCCGGCAGCTGGATGACGCTGCATCGGCCGCACAGCTGGAGCTGGAGCGCATCGAAAGCACCGTGACACGCGTCACGGCGTGCCACAAACGTTTTTTTGCGGGCAAGGGTACAGATGATGCCGACCGCATGGCAAACGCCGTAGAGAGGCTACAGCGTGCCCGTGAGAGGTGCAATCAAGCGATAGATGACTATGTGGACTATCGCGACCACTGCCGCGAGCTGATGGACATGCTGCAAAGCCCACTGCACCGTGCAGTGCTGATAGGGCGATACATCGCCTACCAGCCGCTGGACAGG